TCAATATGTAATTTTGACTTCAAATAATTTTACAGTATTACTTCCTGATGATGACGATTCGGCAAGCTTAGATGGTAAACGTGTGTTTATTGATAGAAATATTAATAATCCACGTAAAGTATTTAAAATCACTAGGTCTGATGATATTTTATATCTCTTTGGTGAAACTCATGGAGGAATTTTAAGTTTTATTGCAGATAAGAATGAATTTGATCCTAATTGCGATAGACCAGATTTAGGAATTTGTAATTATATTGATCCAAATATTTTTAAAAATCCAGAACTACCAAAAGATAATTCTTCTATAGATAATATATCCGCCACAATAACAGGAAATACTAACTTAAAAATTGGCATATCTCGTACTTATACTGTATCTTTTATGAATGGCAATTCAAAAATCGAAGGTTCATCTATTAATTTTAAATGGTATATAAAGTCTAAATTTCCAATAGAGCAAAAAGTATCTGGTGAATATAATGAAAATATTACATTAAAGGTTTCAGACGAGGATTATATTGATGATATTTTTGAACTTCAAATTATTGTTAATGAATCTATTTTATCCAAGAAAGAAATCACTATCGTTGATGTTATTTAGGAGGTGCTATGAATAATTCAAACATTTTGCATATTGTAACAGAATATAAGAACAAAATCATGCAACTTCTAATCAGCAACGAAAATTATCGAAAATTATTATCTCCTGAAAAAAGTAAATGTGAAGAACTTGATGAAGTTGATGTTATTCGTGGTGGAGAATGGATTATAAATGAAAAGAAATGGACAGAGCAAGGACATGTCTTTGATCATGACTTTGTTGACGATGCTATAAAAGAAAAGAAAGTTTTTACGTTTGTTGACGCTAATATTTCTAGCATTACAAATAATATGTTTATTGATTTTGATTTATATATATTTCCATTTGTAGATAAAGATTTGATTCGTTTATCTGAATATTCCTCTCCCACTGCAAAAGAAGTAAAAAACATGGGATATTATGCAACAAGTACATACGCAAATCGTATAGATGCTATGTGTGAATGCATTGAAAGTATTATGTCAAACACAGATAAAATTAAAGGACTTGGAGATGTGAAACCCGCATATAGAAATTTTCTGCAAACATATCGTCCAAACAATCAATACTATGGTAAATGCTTATGTTATCAAATCAAAAATTATAATGTTGGTGGTGATAATTGTGGAATTTACTAAAGATAGTATGCAGGATTATTTACTATATGATACTCCATATAAATACAATGATGTATTAACTATATATCCTATTACGATGGCAAATATATTATCTTTTAATAAATATCAGAAAGCATTTATGATTCGCAAAAATGCAATTTTTACAGAAAAGAAATTTATTAAAATGTCGTATTATAATTTTATCAAATATGCTTCAAAAGATTTTTCTGTAGCAGAAAAATATAATATGCCGATATTACCATTTTGCTTTAAAATGAGTTGTTATCTTTTAACTCTTATGTGCGGAGATGGTTCACAATTAACATATGATCCAGAAACATTAGATGTGTGGATTAATGATTTTTTGATTACAGATGATGTTTTTGATGATTTACGCAGAATATTTATTATTCAAAATGATGTTGATTTTGACATTGATGAATTTATGAATATTGATGCGATAAATGCATTAGAAAAAGCACGAGAACATGAAGCAAAAAAGCACAAGAGTGATGCAAGTACCGAGGATTATATTGATTCTCTAGCCGTAGCACTTCATGTTACGAATGACTATATTGAGAATTTAACAATTAGAAAATTTTGGAGATATATTAGAAGAATACAGAAACATGAAGAATATCAAGCTTGTCATACTGGCGAAATGGGTGGATTTGTAAAATTCAAAGAACCACTTCAACATTGGATGACCAGTATGGAAGTTGTAGATAAATATGAAAATTTAAAAACAAACGAGGATGATCTTAGAAGCAAAATCGAAGGATAATGCTTCTTTTTTTATTGCTCAAATATAAGAAAGGAGTCATTAAAATGGCAAAGAATTCTAAAGACTTTTTAGTATCTGTAGCGGATGTTGCATTTTATGTTGATGGTGCGCTTGCATTTACAGGTACAACCGCACTCAATACATCCATTTCCGTATCAATGGAAGACCAAGAAGTAACTGGTGGTAAAGGTGCTAAGACATTATTCAAATATAAATATGGTAGAAAGCTTTCTCCAACAATTGAAATGGCAGATTGGAATCTTTCATATATCGCAGCAAATACAGGCTCTCAAATTGCTACTGCTCTTAGAGATGTTTGTGCTATCGCTGAATGTGTAACACTTACAAAGGGTGTTGGTACACTTGCTCATGAGCCAGTTGCAGGTGGAAAAGTTTATGTAGAAAAAGAAGATGGAACAATCGTAGAAGCTAATGTAAAAGGAAGTACTATTACTGTTGGCTCTGCTGACGCTACAGTTAAAGCTACATATAAATTTAAGAAGAGCGCCAAATTCATTACAATTGATGCAGATTCCGCACCTCTTATCGGTACTCTTATTCTATCCGCAGATAGATATAATAACAAGAAAGGTAAAGTAGGACAGGTTCAGATTGAAATTCCTTCTTTCCAACCAAACGGTACATTCGATATTTCTCTTGAGGCAGAAGGTGTATCTTCTTTCTCCATCGAAGGTGACGCTCTCGCTGTTGACGGAGATAGCTGTGCAGATGGTACTGTATACGCTTACGTAACAGAAGTAAATGATGGTGATGCTGATGTAGCTATTACTGATATTGCTGTAACTCCTGCGGAAGTTGCAATTAAAGGTAAAGGTACTGCTGATCTTTCTGTCATCGGACTTCGAGGTGGACTCTATTCTAATGTATCTATTGATGCATCTGAATGTGAATTTGCTTCCGAGACTATCGCAACAGCAACCGTTAAAGACGGAACAATTACAGGCGTAGCTGCTGGTACAACATATGTAACAGTAACACATAAAGCATCTGGTTGTAAAGATATCGTTAAGGTAGTTGTATCTTAATTGATTTAAAAAATTAGGGGGAGGAAATTTCTTCCCCCTTCTATTAAAGGTAAGTAAAAATGTGTAAAAATTGTTCAGAAAAACTTGTAGAAAGAACTGGGCGAATCATGCTTTTTTGTAAATTAAAAGGTGATATTACAGATGAAGATTTGTCTAAACTTTGTACATGTCAAAGATATTGTAATGAAAAAGATAGATATATCCCATATAAACAAAGGGAGAACTGTAAAAATTTTGAGAATATATGTTAGTGTTAAATATTATAGGGTTAGTAGAGATAAAAACACTAATATGTCTTTTATTTGTACTAACCCTATTTTTTACGCTAAAAAGAAAGGTGCGGATACTTAATTGAAGATAGATCGTGAATATAGCACGAATTGGTCAGAAGAATGTAAATATCTCCTGAAACATGGAATCAGATATGTTTTTGTTAAAAATATTGATGGTGTGACTACATGGAAATATAAAAAGAATGAAGAATTATTTCTAACACTTGCGGAATTTTATGCAAATGTATACACGAGGTAAATATGGCAAGAAGTGTAGGCAAACAATTTGAAGATAATATAAAGGCATCTTGTCCAAAAAGGCTTTTGGTTTATAGACCACCAGACGCAGCTCAATCATTTAATATGACTTCAAAATTACGATTCAGTCAGCACTCTCCCGCTGATTTTTTCTTTTTTAATGGAGAAAACGGATTTTTTTATGTGATTGAATGTAAAACGTTTCAAGGATCGTGTAGTTTTGAACGAGACAAAAATGACAAAGGAATAATTCATTATTATCAAGTAGAATCTCTGAAAAAGTTCTCTTCCTATGAAAGAGTGATTTCAGGGTTCTTTTTAGATTTTAGAAAAACTGACAATACGTATTTTTTATCAATACAGGATTTTATTAAAATGGAGAATAATTTAAATAAGAAGAGTTTTAATGAACAAGATATGTTTAACTATTGTTCTCCCATTGTAATTGAAAAAAAGAAATTAAAAGTAAACTATAGATATAATATAGAAAAGTTTCTATTGGATAGTTTAAATTAGTTGAAAAGTGAGGAATTAATTTATGATCAAAAATAATTTACGTATCAAAGAAAATATTACACTTATGGATCAAGTAAATGCCATTGAATTTATTTCTGAATATTATTTTCAGAATGGTAGATATACACCATATTATGCAAAAACGGCTGAAACTATCGCTATTGCTACATATTTCATCACAGGGTATACACTTGAAAAAGATGAAAATGGAAATACCGAAAATCTTCTAAAATTGTGCTACGAAGATGAAGATATGCAAAATGCAATTGAAACTTTTAGAGAAGATAGATTTGTTTATAAGAATATCAGAGAATTTATAAATGAACAAGTTGCTGATAAAGTAGATTTTATGAAAAATAAAATCATTCATGCAAATCCAGATCTCGATATTATTGTAGAAGCTGCAAATGTAATTATTGAATCTTTAGCTAATTTTGCAAATATGAATGTTGAGTTAATGAACCCAGAAAATATGCAAACAGTAATGCAAGTTGCACAAAAACTAAAAGATTCTAACATTCCAATCACAAAGGAGTTTATTACACAGGTTATTCGTGATGCAGCCGCATTTGATTTTGATAATGCTACAAAAGAAATTCTTGATGGTAAAAATGAGCAAATTAAAAATTTGTCAGACGAAAACAAAGAATTAAGAAAATATAAAATGTTATGGGATTCCCGTAATACAAATAAATAAGGAGAAATATTATGGGTGGATCATTTGATTCATGGGGTGCGTTAGAAGCTGCTTTGCAAGCAGAATTGGAAAGTGCAATGAATGAAACAGAATCTTTGTGTTATTTGGATGCTGTAAAAAACACAAGTGATTATCGACAAGTTCAACCGAAAGTATATGAAGTAACTGGACAGCTTGAAAACTCTGGAAGATCAACTGGTGTTGTAGGTGGAGGTAACAGTTACTCATTTGATATTTATGATGATATGATGTTTGATTACGACACAGGTACATGGTCTACCCCAAAAGTATTCACTGTTGCAGAAGCAGGTGGATTGATTAACCCAGGAGGATTTTGGGCTAAGACCGAAGCAGATATACAAAAAAATATAGATGCTGTTTTTAGTGCACATTTTGGATAATAAAATATGATTTTTGGAGAGATTATATTCTCTCCTTTTTTGTTACAAAAATATGAATAAAGGAGGGAATAAACTTGAGTGATTTTAGAGCGCATATAGTTGGTGACTTGGACTTATCAGAAGCTAGAAGTCAAATGGAAAGCTTCTTGAATGAATACAAAGATAAAAAACTTAAAATAACACCTGAGATAAATACTTCTCAAGCTCAAAAAGCAGGTGAACAAGCAGCTCAAGCCGTTTCTAAGGGCATGGAAAAAAGCGCACAAAGTACAGGTGCTCAATTTGCACAGGCTGTTTCTAAAGGTGCTTCAAAGAGTAAAAAAGGAAAAGATCTATTTGGATTCTCAGAAGAACAACAAAAAGTACGTAAAAAAATAGCGAAAGATGCAGAATTATTACAGGAGTCATATCCTGGATTAAATAAAAAAGACGCTAAAAAGGATGCTCGTGGATATTATACAGCGCAAGAATCTGAACGTAAAAAAGCTGATCAGGCGGCTCAAAAAGCTTCTGAACAAAAAATGAAGGATTCTATCTCTGCTATTAATGAAGAATCTAAAGAAAGAGAAAGAGCGGAAAAACAGAATTATCAGGCACGTAAAAAGTATGCTGATGCGATAATGAAAGAATCTCTTGCAAATATCGAAAAACAAAATAAGAATAAAGCAGATATCATTAAAGCACAAGCATCTGGAAAAGATTCTACAATTGATGTATTAAAAGAGCAAAGAAAGCAACTAAGAGCCGAAGGAAGAAAGTTACAAAAAGAAATGCGTAGTTATGATGATATATATTCTCCTTCAGAACGTTCCCAGATTCTTCGCAAAAAGAGGATGGAAAGTTCATATGATGTTGATATGGCTCGTGCGGCTGTATCAGATAAAGTAGCTGCTTCTTTGAAAGTAAGTTCTTCTGGAAGTGCATCATCTTCTAATTCTACAAAGTCTGGAAATAACAAAATCAGATATAATGTTGAAACAGGTAACTATGCTGCAAAATCTTCAAAAATGGAAAAGCAACTTTCTGTGTATAGTGGTCAAGATACCGAAAATGTAGAAAAAGCTACTACTGCTCTTAAAACATATAATGAAGAATTAGGAAATTTACAGAATCATTTTAACGGAAGTAAACGCATGAATGGTTCAGAACTTGCCGCAAGCTTTGAAAGAATGACTAAGGCAGGGGACACATTTAAAAACACTCTTTCTCAGATTAATGATACTCAATCGAAAAATTTAGCAACGGGTGTTGCTGAACGAGGTGCGAATAAAATTGCAGCTTATTACGAAGCAAATAGTAAAGCTGTAAAAAAATATGGAGCATCTTTAAAAGAACTTGAACATCAGTATCGAAATGCCAAAACCGTTGAAGATAAAGGTAATATAGAAAATGAATTTTCTACTCTTAAATCAAGAATTTCAGCAGAGGGCTTAACTGGAAAATCTGGATTAGATGATGCAAAAAGAGCTTTCAGACAGATTGGACAATTTGCAATGACATATGGATTAATCCAAAATACGGTCATGCAAATTCCATCTCAAATGATTGGTGCTGTTAAAGATGTAGATTCATCTATGACAAATCTTTATAAAGTAACAGATGAAACCCAATCTCGTTATGACCAATATCAAAAATCAGCGGCTCAGTCTGCTACTTCTCTAGGTAGAAGTATGTCATCTTATATTAATCAAACCGCTGAATGGTCAAAGTTAGGTTATTCACTCGATGATTCTGAAAAACTATCAAAGTTAAGTTCAATATATGCAAATGTTGGTGAGGTAAGCGATGATACAGCAGTTTCAGATATGGTAACTGCTATGAAAGCATATAACATCAAAGCTAATGATGCGTCAAAAATAACTGACGCATTAAATATATTAGGAAATAACTATGCTACTTCCTCTGCTGATTTAGGTGAGGGGCTTTCCAATTCTGCTTCCTCTTTAGCTACAGCAGGAAATGACATAAATCAGTCCCTTGCTATGCTAACTGGTATGTCAGAAATCACCCAAAGCGCAGGTGAAGCTGGAAATGCTCTAAAAATACTCTCCATGAGGGTGCGTGGATATGACGAGCAAACCGATTCATATACTAATGACACCGAAGAACTTTCTGGTGCTATTGCAGACTTGACAAAAACAGCTAAAACACCTGGCGGTATTAGTTTATTTACTGATGATAGCAAACAGACTTATAAAGATACATATACTCTAATGAAAGATATTAGTGAAGTATATGATGACTTAACCGACAAGAAAAAAGCGGAACTTCTTGAAAAATTAGCAGGTAGATTTTACCTGTATGTACAGAAATGTGCATAATGAACATATTTAATTGCAGGTAATGTGTAAAGCCTTACACCACAATAGCAGAGATAATCATGTTATAATGGGGCGAAAGCAGAAACAACGTAAGGATGATATAGGGTCAAAAGCCTAAGTATCGCTTTTACTAATTTTATATAAATTAGGAATCACTGTTCATGCATCCAAGCACCCTAACGTATTCCGTAGATCATACGGTACTTGAGTCGAGGGTGAAGGTTCAACGACTAGATTCATGTCGAGTCATAGACACGAGAATAAAGGTGGAAATCCTGAATATCTATGACAATAATCGTAGGGCGCAATCGCAAAGGCGTGGGTGAGAATCCCTTAAATCGAAAAGGTATGACTGCTATCTTATATAGATGTGGTTAAAAAATAGTCTAATCTTTTATGGAAGCATAAAGGGTAAAATGTTATTAAACAAAATATATGAAAAAATTTGATAAAGAATATAGTACACAATATGTACCAGAAATGAAATATCTTCAATCAAAAGGTATTAACTACTCTTTTGTAAAAGAAGTAAATGGAGTAACTACATATAAGTATACGAAGACATCAGACTTATTTAAAGCTCTGGTGTCTTTTTATATGGAGAAATAATTACAGAAAGGATTAATAATAGGTGATGAAAATGTCAGTTCATAATAAATGGTTTGATGATGAAATAAATCTGATATATTCAAATTATAAAAATATGAATGATGAAGAATTACATAAAATAATACCAAATCATAGTGTATCTTCAATTGCCACAAAACGAAAAGATCTTCATTTAACAAAACCGCATGGAGGAAAGAAATATACATATAATGATGTAATCTTGGAAATGAATAAACGTGGATATATATTATTATCTAAAGAAAATGATTTTAAAAATGCATCTTCAATATTAAATTACAGATGTCCATATCACAATGAATGTATACAAGAAACTACACTAGGAAGGTTGTTAGAAGGCAAGGGATGTATATATTGCGGAAGAGAAAAAACTATTAAAAGTAGAACAACCAACAAGGAACAATGTATTGATTTATGTAACGAATGTAACCTTGAATATGTAGATCATAAAATATTGTATGGTAAGACATATGTATATTATATTTGTCCAAATCATATGGATGTGGGAATTCAAAAAGCATCTTTTCATAATATAAAAAGAGATGGTTATGGTTGTAAATATTGTAGAAGTAATAATAAAATCGTTTCTAAGGGAGAACTAAAAATAAAAGAATTTTTATCAAAAATTGGTATACCATATATACGTCAATATCGCTTCGATGGCTGTGTGGATCAGTTAAATCTTCCATTTGATTTTTACTTACCAAATAATAATTTAATAATTGAATATGACGGACAACATCATTTTTATCCTGTTACATTTAATAGTATAAGTGTTGAAAAGGCTAAAAATTTATATTATAAAACAACAATGCATGATGATATAAAAAATGAATATTGCAAAAAGCATAAAATAAATCTTTTAAGAATTCCGTATTGGGATTTTGAAGATATTGATTATATATTATTTGATACATTAGAAAAATACAATATTATAGAAAGGGTTTCTTAAAACAAATAACATTTTACCAAAGAGATATTGCGAATCTCTTTAAATATTAATGAAAAATCGCGGAAATCAAATCGCAGCTTTGATTCAAGGTTTTCAATCTGGACAAGTTCAAAAAGCTTATGAAGATTCAATTAATTCAGAAGGTTCTGCACAACAAGAACAAGATCGTTGGTTAAATTCCATTGAAGCAAAGCAACAACAATTTCAAGCTGCGATGCAGAATTTGGCTACATCGACAATTTCATCAGATTTCTTTAAAGGTATAACTGACACTGGAACAGGTGCTTTAAATGTATTAACAAATATTGTTGATAAATTTGGACTTCTTAATACCGCAGCAATCGGATTAGGTATATTCCAAGGCAAGAATAACAGCGGTGAGAGTACATGGGATTCGCCCCATGCGTTCTTCAAAACGACTTATGCCGCTTGAGAGTTTAGCAGTAATGTGTACGAGCTTATTTATAAGTAAGGACTCTCTGGTAACTTTTTAAATGGAGTAGGTGGTAATGCCCCACTCTCCTGTTATGAATGACAGGACGGGAAGCTTTCACAGTTCAAAAGGCTGTGTCACATGAGTTTGATACTAAACTTATATTTAATAGGTATAAGTGGCAAATCTGAAAGGATGAGGTATAGTAACAATTCAAACTACGAAGTGATCCGCAGGCAAGACTTCATTAATATAATGGATGCCAACCTCAACGAGTATCATGAAAGGGTGGTTTTATCAAATGATAAAATCATTAAGGTGTACTCTAGCGATAGGGAAGATGGATGCCCGAAAAACAGCGTTAATATTTTATATTGGCGTAAATTCACGGATAGTTTCTATATACTACCGTTCCATCAGCGTTTGGGGAATTATCACGTATATGTAAATACTTCATATATGTGATAATGCGAATATAGAAAATTTTAAGTATAAATGATTTCAGAATACATGTTCTGAATTGTATAGTGTCGTACTCTGTCGTATAATAGTGCTATGGTAAATTTTACCAAATAATTATACGAAAGAGGGAAATATTTTAATGAATGGGGATATTTTTGATAGAAATGAATTAGATTTAGTAAAAGATGTAGTTAGAAAATGTACAAATGTATGTATTTTAGTAGATTATGATAATTTATATCATAGTATGAAAAAATATGGTATAAATGTTTCTAGTGATGAATATAACTTTTGTAAATTTATAAATATAATGTACGGGAAAGATAGAATAAGAACTTTTAGAGCATATGCAGATTTTGAACAGGTAGATGTAAGTTTAAGGAATTTACAGGAACAACGTGTACAGATTAGAAATGTTTATGGAAATAATAAAGATGATAAATATAGAAAAAATGCATCAGATATTGAATTAAGTATGGATGCTATTGAAATGACTCATAGAGAATCTAATATAGATACATATGTTATTGTGACTTCTGATAGTGATATGATACCAGTTATGAGTAGATTAAAATACAAAGGTAAAAAAATTCATTTATATTATACAAGTTCAAATGTGTCACAAACTACTCATTTTAATTCATATTGTGACTTTTCTTGTGATTTAATCAAATTATTTAAAATAGATTCAGAGAGGTTAACCCTTGAATACTGGTATGATTCGGTCAAACAGTTTATTATTGACTGGCATAAAGATTCGAAAAATAATGGAAAACAACTTGGATATAATTGGCTTAGAGATGGATTATGTGAAAAATTATTTTTACCAAAGCAATTTATTCAAGATATAATTTCCAAAATGGAAAATGAAAATATCATCAAAAGAGAAAATGAAAAGAATTTTATAATTAATAGTTGACAATCATATTGTGATATGATATAGTATTGATTACAGATAATTGATTTAAAACCTAATTGAGCTTTAAAGATAATTGGTAGTAAAACCTAATTGGTAACAAAACTTAATTGCGAAAGAGTCTAGTAGATTTGGCTAGGCTCTTTCATTTTATATAATCTTCCACGCTCGAAGACTTACGATCACATCAGTCTGAGATGACATAATCTTAATTTTTATATTATTAGTAATACATTAAGAGAGGGGCAAATTAATAATCACTCCTCTCTTCTATTTTTACTTTATTTACCTGGTTCCCATTTATATCCACAATTACCACATCTATTTACAGTTTTATTACTTCCAAGAAATCCTGCAAGAAATGAATAACCACGTTGTCCAGTAGTTACATTAGTTGAATTACATTTAGGACAGTGTATTTTGTTTCTGCTCAATGCAATTTCTTTTTGTTTTTGAATTTCTCTAGCCTCACGCTCAAGAGATGATTTGTATTCTTTTGTAATTAAATCGTTATATAATTCAGAATCAAACACATCACTATTAATTGTGTATTTCTCACGCAAATTCATCTTAAACTGTCTAAATGTTTCTGGGGATGATGTTCTTGCATTTTCATAGTCAATATCGGAAAACTCTGTTTTAATCATTGGTTCATAGTGACAATTTTTGCATATGTGTTGGTCTTTATCTGCATAATCCCAACCTTTACCGCATCTTGGACAAATGTAATATTGACGAGGTGGATCTATATATGGAGTACCATCAGGATTTGTACTCGCTCCACACATTGCACACCAATAAGCATTATCTTCTTCGTCAAAATATAATCCTTTTTGACCACATTTAGAACATTTTAATTTTTTATTCTTTTCCACCATTTTGTTTTAACCTCCTTTATTGCATTTTAATACATTTTATAGATTTTGTACATATAAATATCATCCCAAAGAATATTTATATGAAAATCGTAGATATTAAATAGCATACAAAATTATAAAAGTAAAAAAAATACAGTTGGTGAGTTAAAAGATATTTTTGCGGAAGCAAAATCACATCTTAACAATGGAGGAAGTTTAGATACAGAATTTTGGGACAATATTAATATGTCCGATAATACTCGAAAGGCTTACGGTAGTAAACTAAAAGAGTATGCAAAAAGTTACGAAGATACAGGGAAAAATGCTAAAAAGGCAGGACTTGAAATTGAAGGATTTAATAAATATCTTGTTGAATCTGGTGAACAAGGCATTAGTACAAAATCTTTATTAGGTGATGTTACATCAGGCATAAAAGATTTAGGTAAAACTGCTCTTTCAATTGGTGGAAATGTTCTTCTTGATACAGCGATTTCATATGGACTTACAGCAGCGGGTAAGGCATGGGATAATTATTCCAATAAACAGGAAAATGCTATTGAAAAAGGCAACGAAGCCCTTAGTAATTATAAGCAGACAAATAGCACCATGCAGGAAGCTACTTCCTGGATTAAAGATAACGCAGAAAGATATACAGAGCTTGCCAAAGGTGCTACTTCTTTAGGTGAACAAGGTTCTCTTACTGATGCTGAATTTAAAGAATATAATGAGCTTTCTGCTCAGATGGCAACTTACCTTCCATCTCAAATTAAAGGTTATAATTCTCTTGGTACAGCTATTCTCTCTGTAGGTGATAGTACAAAACAAGTAAATAACGCTTTACAATCTGAGAAATTAACTCAGTATGCGAAATCTGCAAACGAAGCAAGCGATGTTATTGATAAATACATTGCAGAGATGTATCAAGATTCTGGCATTACCAAAGAAACAGGAATTACAAATAAGCAAAAGGCTATTGAAGATTTTTTAAATGACTATCAAAATGGTAATGTTAAAAGAGCATATGAAAATAGTACCGATTATTTACATAGTAATGGATCTTATGGCAATGGATATTCTAGTATTTATGGTGGCAATAAAAATTACATGTCTACTTATATGGACAATGGAAATTTAAAAGATGCCTTCAAAGCCGCAGGAATTAAAGGTTCTGGTTGGTTCGGTGGATATACAAAAGAAGATTATCTGAACAAAGACAATATTAATACTCTCCGAAATTATCAACAGCAGTTATCTACAGAAGCGCAAACATCTGTTGATGCTATCAAAGAAATTATGCCAGCGTTTTTACAGTCGAATAAAGATTATTTAAAATTGACTGATAATTTGCCTGAAATGGATTCTATGATATCAAGCATCTACTCTAACTTTGATAAAAATGGCGTAGAGTCTATTCTTGGTGGCAATCTAAATGATCTTTCATCGGAAGAAGCTGAAAAAGGCATTAGAGATTGGACAAGTAATTTAGTAAAAGATTTACAGAAAAAAGACACTCAAGATGCTCTTACATCTCTATTTGCATTAGATGATAAGAAAACTAAAATGTCATTTGATGAGTACGAAAAACAAGCAGATGACGCTGTTAAAAAAGTACGTAAGCAAACAGATGCATTTACCGATGAACAATTAAGAAACAGCTCTGGAATCCATGATACATTAGATCAACTACAAACAGATGTTGATAATATCACAAGCAAGTTCAGTGGAGATAAAGGATTTTCTGCGGATAAATTAAAATCTGACTATACATCTTCTCAATTAGATGCACTCTCTTCCATCGCTACAGATAAGACGTTCACAGGAAATTGGAAAGCTGCTCTTAATCAGATGAACTCTGTAGAACGTGCAGCACAATTATCTGCTGATAAGATGCAGAAAATTGTAACTACTGCTACTTCTAATCTTTCTACAATGCAGACAGCAATTTCTGAATCTATGTCTAATACTGGTGTTACGGCAGATACATTAAAATCATTAGCTAGTGCCGTATCAGATAATGTCGAAGGTTATGATTTCACAAAGAAGAATCTTTTTGCTGAATCCGCAAAAGGTATTAAAGTAAATAAAGATGCTCTTTCTCAATTATTGGAAGTTCAACATAAAGCAAAATCAACAGATTTCTCAGATGCCATTGATAAGCAGACAAAGGCTATTCAAGATCAAAACAAAGCTGTTGAGAAAGCTAAAAATACAGAATCATATGATACTGAAAAAGCAAAACTTCAAGACATGTTTGATGACCTTGCGAAGATTCGTCAAGCACGCTCACAATATAATGCTCTATATCAGCAACAACAAGAAGCTCTTACAGATTATGCCGATTGGGTAAATGCACAGAGAACAGAAAACGCTGGTGATAAGTACACGAATATGGTTACAGGTTTGAAAAACGCCCAAGAACTATATAATAAGGGACTTGTCGGAGAAGATGATTTTAAAAGTTTTGCAAAAATGATTTCTCCAACGGGTGCGACAGACGTTGCAAACTTTGAAGAAAATTATAATAAAGCAAAAAGATATCTCACTGACAATGATAAAGGTGTTAAGAATTTTCTTAATGACTTAAAATCTAAGGGATTAGCTACATATAGTGATTCTGATGGTTGGAACATTGGGGATATTGACCTTAAACGTGATTCTCGTGCTATGGGAATCGGAAAAGATTTCATGTCAAATATGTTTGGTCGTCTTGAAGATTATGGATTTCACAATAATGTATTCTCAACGACTGAGGAAGGTGTACAAAAACTTTCCGAAGCATATAAGAATCTTTTTGATTCTCAATCCAGAGTTAAAGATCTCGAAAAAAATGATAGCGGAAATGCTACTGCTATTCAAGGGGCAAAAGACGATGTAGAAGCGTATAAAGCAGATATTGAGCAAATTAAAAATGGATTCTCAAATGTAACTGAGGATACCGCAGACCAATATTCTGCTGAGATTGACGCAGCACATGATCAAGCTGAGTTTCTTGAAAAACAAAGAGAAGAAGTCCTTTTAGATAAAGATGGGAAATATGGTGATAAGGCAAAACAAATTGCTTCTATGATGGAAGCAGATATTGATGAGCTTAAATCAAAATATGAAGATTCTCTTGATGATATAGATGTAAAAACCGAAAAGCAGATTAAAAAAGAAGCGAAAGATAAAGAGAACGCCAATAAAGATGCTACTCCTGACAATTCTTCTACTCCTGATTTCGGAAATGATGAACAATCAAAAAAGACATATGATGATGTCTTTAAACAGATTAAGGATGCAAAAGATAATAATGATAAAGATATTCAACAAGCTATTGATACTTTATCTAATTTTACAGCAGATCAAGTAAATGGTGTCGATTTATTTGATGGTAAATATGACAGTGATGAATTAAAACCTGCGGAACAAGCTCTTGACTCTTTGAAAGAGAAATTTCAACTGACAGATGAACAGGCTCAAATGCTAGGAAAAGTATTTGAATCTATGGGAGTTCTAAAACCCGAAACAGATACATCCGATGTTGACAAAGTAAAAGACGATGCCAAAGAAGCTGTCGATGATCTCAATGAGATTACAGGTAAACAATATAAGATTGATTTTGATACAACGGATCCAGATAAGATTCAGCAACAATTAAATGAGATTTCATCAGAAGTAGATAAACATGTTACTACTGACAGTGAAGGAAACCCTCATTACGATGAATCACAAGAGGGAGCTGTTGAAGCAGAAAAGGCTTATAAGGCGGAAGTACAACATCAGCAACAGAATGAGTATGAAACCTCTGCTATGGGTCAATATGAGTCTGACAATAATCTTGTTCAAGCAATGCAAAATTTCATGCAAGCTAAGAATGAAATGGACACTCAGACGCAGTATGCTCAGAAGGGAATGGATAATACTCTTCAAACGGCTACAGATAATGCAACTAAAGCTTATGAAAGTCTAAAACAAGCAGCACAAGAATCAGGAAATTCATCCATTGATTTATCGGATATTCAAACTGCCGAAGATAGTATTTTAGCTTTGAATAATAAAGATATTAAAGAAAAGGTAGATGTCGATACATCTCAAGCCGAATCCGATATTCAAAATTTACAGAATCTTGAGGGAAGTTCTATCACTATCAATGCGGATGTTTCTACAAATGGTGGTGTTGAAGAACTAGAAAACTCTCTCGCTTCTATTCCCCAAGGAGTTTCTACAACTGTAACATGTGACGTAGAGGGTGAATCTGATGTAGATAATCTGGAATCTTCTATGGAGTCTATCCCAGATAATACTCCTGTTACGATTGATTGTCATGTTGAAAATCAAGATCAATTGGATCAGATTAATCAAAAAGCTGACCAATTAAATGCCAGTGGAAAACAGATAAAGATTAATGCTATCGTTGGTGAAGTAAAGACTGATGGTGCTACATCAAGCACTCCTATTGATGTAAAAGGTAATGTCACAAGCGTAACTGGTACACCATCTGGCACAGTAGATGTAAAAGGTAAAGTTACATCTGTCACCGGAAAACCTTCTGGAACTGTCGAAGTTAAAGGTAAACTCGCAGGTAATATTTCTGGCGCTTCTACCAAAAAAGCTTCTGTAACATTTAGCGCAAAACATGGAGATGTTGATACTTACAAACCAAAAAACAAAAATGCAAAGGTTATTTTTGGTAAAGATTCAAGAATCCCTGATGGTTATAAACCTGATAATAAAAGTGCAAAAGTAAATTACACATTAGGTTCAACCCCTTCTTATAATCCTCCAAACATCGAAAGAACCGTAACTTATACAATAAAAACAGTTGGTTCAGCTCCCTCTGGTGGAAGCACCACTCATTCTTCATCTGGTGGAAAAATGGGTGGTTCTAGTGGAACTTTTGCATCAGGCACAATGACTTCATTAGGTCACGCACGTGCATTTGCAAGTGGTTCATTAACAGACTTCTCTCCTGCTTTTGCAAAAGGAAATGTTTCTATTCCACATGATCAACAAGCCCTTGTTAATGAAGTGTCTATTAATGGTCATTCTGAATCTATAGTCCGTGACGGAGTATGGAGTATGATTCCAGGTGGCGCTCATTTAGCAAATCTTAAAAAAGGAGATATTATCTTCTCTGCTTCTCAAACAGAAGCACTTTTGAAGAATGGAAGTATTCCTGGACATGCTAGAGCATATGCTTCTGGAACTGTAGATGATGTTGGAGATATTGATTTATCTCATGCATTTGCAGGTGGTATGCGAGGAAACTTTGCAGGTGGAGCTGCTGGTAGAAAATTAGGTTCTTCCAACAAAAAAACTAATACCACCCCAACATATTCTGGCGGTGGTGGAAACTCTGGTGGAGGGAACGGTGGAGGCGGAGGTGGAAATAATTCTTCAACCACTTCCAAACAAAAGCACGCAGAGCAAGTATTTGACTGGGTGGCAAGAACCCTGACAAAATTCAAAGATACTGTAGAAAACATATCTAATCGTATCAATGATTATGTATCTTCTGCATTTAAGAAAACAATGCTCAATCGTCAAGAAAAAGCTATTGTAGAAGAAATTAATGCAAATAAACATGGTACACAGTCTTATACCAATAAAGCTAATTCTATCGCTTCTGGATATACTTACTATTACACACCAGAAGGTTCTGATACTGAACAAAAAATGAATATTGTTATTCCAGATTCTTACAAGAAAGCGGTTCAAGGTGGATACTGGAATATTGAAGATATGGATACTACTACAGACTTTGGAAAAGGTCTTGCAGAAGCAATTCAGAAATATCAGGATTATTATGATAAGGCAAAAGACTGTACACAAGAAGCTCAGAATTTGTATAATGAGCAATTAAAAGTATTTGAACAGTGGGCGAATATGCCAACTGAGGATGCAGGTAAAAAGATTGATACATTAACAAATAAAGTCAATGGGCTTAAAAGTGCGATCTCTTCTTTATCTACAGGTAAATCTGGACTTGCTTCTATTGCTAGACAAATCAAAGTAGATAATCCTAATTTAACAAAAGCAGAACAAAAATTAAACAGTGCAAAGAAAACACAAAGCAACGCACAAAAAAAGCTTACCTCTGCGAGAAAAGCACGTGGTAATGCTGTTAAAGTAGCTACACAATCAACCATAAAAGTTGATTCGGCTTCTTCTAATTTAAAATCGGTATTAAATAAATCAAATGCTTCTTCTGCCAGAAAAAAGAAAATCCGAAAAGCTATAAATTCAGGACAAACAATTAACACAAAAGGATTAAAAGGTACAACTCTTAAAGCAGCAAAGCAATATAATTCAGCAGTTAAGAAGAATGCTAAAGACATGGATAGAGTTAGTAGAACTGAGTATCAGGTAACGAGCGCACAAAGACATTTATCAATTGCAAATAAAAATGTAAAAACTCAGCAGACAAATCTTACTAACGCTAAGAAAAATCTTACTGCAACACAAAGAGCGATTCTCAGTAAACAGAAATCGAAGAAAACTTTTGTTGCACAAAACGCATTATTGGATTATCAGACATCAGCATCAAAACAAGAGAATGCATATCGTCAATCTGCTTTGAAAGCAGCCAAAAAGAATATGCAGACTTATAAAAATAATATTGCTAATCGTGATAAATCTAAAAAAGCATTATTGGCTACAAAAGGAAAAATCACGACCGCACAGAGAAACGCTATAAAGAAGAATCAAAAGGTTAATACTTCTAATATAAAAGATCCTAAGTTAAAGAAACAACTGGAAGCATATAACAAATATGTAACTGCTTCAAATCCAGATAAAGGACGTATTCTCTCAAATGCTTTAAGTACGGCTCAGAGTAATGCTGACCAAGCGCAGGCTGAATATGCTGCTATGCGTGTTACAAATGAGCAAGAGAAATTCAAGAATGTCCAGAACTATTATAGCGGATGGAATGATAGATATTCCAATTATACAGAACAGCATCAGAAGAAATATGAAAAATCAGAAGCACATGGAAATTATACAAATAGTAAGAAATATGATACACAAATCAATGACTTGCAAAAGCAAAGAAAGTATAAACAAAATGAAGTAACTGATTTACAGAAACAACTGAATGCATCTGTAAAAAGTGGAATTATTAAAAAGGGTTCAGAAGAATGGTTGGAAATGACCAATCAAATTCTTGAAGCCCAAAATGCGGTAAGTGATTTTGATACACAGATTGAGCAAGCAAAACAGGATAAAATTACAACTGTTTATGAAGAAATGTTTGATCGTGCAATCGAAAAAGCAAATCGGCTAAAAGATAAGATTAGTTCTATTAATGATCTTATCACAGAAGATATGATGATTGATAAGGACACTGGAAATCTGACAGAGATGGGTGCGTTGTCTATTACAATGAACTCTCAACAGTTAGATACAGAACTGAATAATCTTCAAACATATGTGAAGAAACGTCAGCAAATCATGGATGATTTTGCAAACGGTTCTAGCAAATCAAAATATGGTGAAAAGACATATGATGAATTAATGTCTGAGAATGATTCAGCTATGCAGGAATCTTTGAAGAATGCAAATAATTATAGGCAGTCTATTATCAGTATTGTTACCAATCAGGCTAAAGCTGTACAGGATGCAATGTTCAAAGAAATTGATGCTCGTAAAAAGGCACTCAAGAAAAAGAAAGAGTATTACGATTATGACAAAACCATTAAGAAGAAAACAGATGAGATTGAGCTTATCAAGCAACAGATTCGTGGACTTGAAGGACTGACAGATGCAGAATCTAATGCGCAGAAAGCACGACTTGAAGCATCACTCAAGGATAAACAGGATGATTTAGATGATACTGTACGTGACCATGTATATGACATTACAGTGAATGGTCTGGATGATCTTGAAACTCAGTTGAGTGAAGATTTTGAGAAGTGGTCTAATCAGTTAAGTTCAGACCTTGCAAAAATGTCAGATGCTATCAGTAATGCTATTAGTGGTGCTGGTGAAAACTACAGTGACATGATGGCAGGTATTGATTATATCTTGAATAATATTGGCGGTATAACTTCTGGTCAATATTTTACTAGCCAGGATAAATCTAATATGAAAAACTCTAATTCCCTTGATACTGGATATAATTCTGGACATTTAAAGGGATATGCAAAGGGAACGAAACATGTAGGTTCAAATCGTATTGCAATGACAAATGAAAATGGTCGTGAAATCATCGTCACAAAAGATGGTTGGATTACCCCATTAGAAGCTTCTGATATGGTAATTCCAAATGATATTACAGAAACTTTAATTGATATGGCAGAACGTCAGCAGAATTACGCAATGAATGGCAACTTTAAAATGCCAGAACTTAAAGTTAAGGATGGTTCTGGAAACAGTGTAAACAATGTATACAATACATTTACTGTACAAGGTGATCTAACACGTGATACTCTTCCAGAATTGAATAAGATTCTTGATCTTGCAAGTAGTAAAACACAAAATGATATCCGTAAGAATAAGCGGAGATTTGGATGATTGTTATTGTAACATGTAAATAAATTAGGTGGCTACTCTTTCATCGGAGTAGTCACTTTTCTTATATAAAAATTGGAAAGGAGGAATAAATATGCCAGGATTTATTTATAATGGAAAATCAACAAAAAATGTGATAAATAGTTCAGAATTAATACTGGCAAGTTTTGACTCAGTAGATTCTGTAACTGGTATGACACGTGATGATGTTTCAGGTGAATCTACTATTGCACATCCCATAACAAATGAATATGGGACTACATACAATAATCTTGAAATTGAATATGGATTGATTAAAAAGAACAAAAAGCCATTTACAGAAGCGGAACAACAAATTATTGAAACGTGGCTCACATCACCAAAAATATCACAAGATATTCAAATTTATGATTGTGAAAATAATATAACAGATATTTATTGTGGAAAATTCACAGAAACAGAATGGAAACCTATGAGTGGTGGATTTGCAGGATTAACATTTAAATTTACATGCAATTCAGCATATGGGAAAAAGAAATTTAGTCAAACCTATTCTATTAATGGCAGTAAAATAAATATAACAATAAATAATCTCACAGATGAATTAGAAGAATATGTTTATCCTGTTCTGGACATTTACCAAACCTCAACTACCAATGCTAATATTACTATAAAAAATAAAACCGACAATAACAATTCTATGAGTTTTTTAACACGTAGAAATAATCATATGATAATAGATTGTAAAAATTGTATTCCATATGATCAAACTACATCTGGAATAATTACATACAAAGATTTAGGATGGCAAGATGTAGGAAATATTTATTGGCTCAGACTTCTTCCAGGAGAAAATCAAATTGAAATTGATTGTTCTGCGACTGTCAGTGTAAAGGTAGAATTTGACTACACATGTAAAAGGGTAGGTGGATGGATATGATACCTACTTGTAAAAAAATATATTTATGTGATTTTAATTTACATCCTTTAATGGTACTTAATGGTGTAGATACTAATTCTGTAGAATATAGTTGTCATGTGAAAGACTACGATGAACTTACATTTGATGTTGATGAATACATTATTATTAATGGTAAAAAAGTAAAATCTTTAGGTTATGATCTTCTACTTCCATATATGACTGTGTACTTGGAAGATTTAGGTATGTTCCAAATACAGAATCCTAAAACAAGCAATGATGGAAATAGTGAAAAGAAATCAATTACTGCATATTCTCTTGAAAAAGAATTTGAAGATAAAAACTGGTTAAATTTTAAATGCAATACAGGCGATAAAGATTCTCTTGAACAAGTTGCGGAAAATAATCTAAATGAACTCGGATACGCTAAAGAGTTTGTTACTTTTTATAATAAAAATAAACATGATTTATCATTTATTCATCTTCTATTAGAAAAACTTCCTGGGTGGTCAGTAGATGATAATGATATTGATCCCGTGTTGTGGACACGAAAGCTTCCTGCTATTACACAAGATAATACAAATCTATATGCTCTTTGTTGTTCTTATATTGCTCCACGCATGGAAATTCTATTTTTATTCGATACAATTCATCGGAAAATCAAAGCTATCGCAAAAGAAAATCTGAATGATAAAAAATATGAATCAACTGTTTTTATTAGTTATAGAAATCTTGCTCAATCTATTGATATTGATGTAGATGAAGATTCTATCTTTACAAGATTCAATGTACGTGGAGATGATGATTTAAATGTAATTAATTGCAATTATGGCGATTATTATGTTATGAATCTGGACTATTTTTTATGTTCTCCATACATATCTGATGAATTACTTATAAAAGTAAAGAAATGGATTAAATATAGAGATGATAACCGTAATAAGTATATTGAAATTGCGAAGAATGTAGCGGATGCAAGCCAAAAAGTAAATGATATTATTTATAGAAATCCCGCAGATGATTTAGATATCAAACAATGGGATGATATGAATGAAGATGGTTTAAATGAAAGTCTTAAATATTATAATTCTCTATTAACAAGTTTACAAGTTTCTGTAGACCCAAATTGGGATGCATCGAATAATGATTTTTCAACTTATAAACCGTGGACTAAAGCAGATGGCAGTGTTGACCATGACAAGTATCTTGAGAAATTAAAAGCTCAAGAAAATGGATATGGTGGATATTATACCTATTATGATATTCTTCATTATATTATTCCAAATATTGAAATTGCTATCCGAAATCTCAAAAAAATAGATGAGAAAAAAGAAGATTATATCAAAGATTGGGAAACTAATTGGGATTTATATGGAACATCTGAATTAGATGCTTTAAATAAAAAATACACGGAAGAACTTGAAAAGGTTCAAGATTATGCAAAGCCTTGGAGTGAATTAACAGACGAAGAAAAACGAGCTAATAGTGGTAATGAAGATAGTTATAATATCTATCATAATAAATATGTAGAAATTTATGGATATATAAGTGCAAATGGTACTCTTACCGCTGCTATTGCAAAAAGAAATCAAGAAAAAGAAAAAGCACAGAAAATTCTTGATGGATATAATTCTCAAATGTCGAGCATGAAAATATCTGCAAGTATTAACAATGCAGATTATGGATTTACTGATGAAGATAAAACTGTTATATATTCACTCTTTCATGATCAAGATTATCAAAATAATAATATCGTTTCTACTTCTGTTGATACATCTGTTACAGAAATTGATAGAGAAAAGGAATTGTATGATGATGCTGTTGAGAAACTTTCAGAGGTAGCACAACCTCAATTCAAATTTACTGTATCTTTAGACAATCTTTATAGAATCGAAGCTTTCAAGCATTGGCAAGGAGAACTTGAATTACTTAAATTTATTCGTCTAGGTATTCGTGATGATTATAGTGTAAAACTTCGTGTTACTGGAATTACATGGAATCCTTGTGATGTTACAGAAGATCTCACACTTGAATTTTCAAATATGATCACATCTCGCTCTGGAAGAACTGACCTTACAGAATTACTCGATACTGAAAATAATCGTGGTTCAAAAAATAGTATATCTTTTGGTACTGGTGATTCAGACAGTGAAAAAGAATATCTATCTTCTATGCTCCAACAATTAGTTAAAATGGGAGCATTTAAAACGGCTGTTGGAAATATTGCTGGAAGTACCACAGCTAATCTCGATGAAGCTAGAATCAACACTTTAGTTTCTAACTTTATTAATGCTTCAAAAATTAAAGTTGATAATATTGAAGGTGATAAAGGTAGTTTTAATGAGTTCTTTACAAAGTATCTTGATTCAGAAGTAATTTCTACTAATCTTATCAATGGATCAAATGGGGATTTCATTGACTTCGTAAACTCTCATTTGAACATGAAACACATTACCACAGAACTTTTACAGGGCGAAACTGGTAATACTTTTATTGATTTTGTCCATAATGAGATGAAAACTGGTACGATTACGGCAGATCAAATCCGTAGTGAAGATGGAAAAACATTTGTTGATTTAGTAAATGGACAGATTCAAGCGGCAAAAATCACAACAGATCAAATCTCTGGTGGAGATGGAACTACGTTTATTGATTTCTTAAAAAATCAGATTTCTACTTCTGATATCACAGCAAATCAAATTAAAGGATGGGGCGATTCACAAACTTTAATTGACTTTGTAAATAATAAAATCACTACATCTAATATATCAGCAAATAAAATCACAGGTCTAAATGATTCTAAAACCTTTATTGACTTTGTAAATAATCAGATTAATACCAGTGTTATTAACTCTGATTTGGAGAATGTAAAGAATATCCTTGCAGGAAATGCAGGTGTTGGTAATTTACAAGCAATTCATTTTACATCTGCAAATGCTGTTATTGATGAAGCGGTTATTAAACAGATTATTGCTGCAAAAATTTCTGTAGCTGATTTAATGACTCATGAGGCTACAGCAGAGATGATAACTCTCATATCTCAAGATGGGAAACCTTCAATCGCTTTTAAAAATAGTAACAACAGTTTTATGATTCAAATGGAAACGTCAGAGTTCAAATCGGACAAGATGCCACAGGAGCATTTACATTTTCTTTATTTGATGAAACTGGAAAAGGTGTTTTGATTGACAGTGAAACAGGTGTCCATGCTGGCGCAATCGCTGACGGATTAATCGTAAATGATATGATTCAAAGCGGAACTGTGTCAAAAGATAAGCTCAGTTTTCCTATTGTTGAAACAGATGAGAATGGCAAGATTTCTATTACGAATATTCTTGACGGAAAAGGAAATGAATTTGGCGTATCCTATACAGAATATCAGGAAAGCGTTGCAACTGAATTATCAAGTATAAATAGTAATTTAAGCGGAGTATCTTCTACTGTAAGCAAAATAGATAAATCTATTACAGACAAAATCTGGGAATCGGATATTACGACAAAGATAAATGACTATGATCAAACAACCGTTAAAGATATTAGAGATAGAACTACTTCTGTTGAAAAGAATATTACGGGCATAAATTCTACCGTTAAAGATATGCAAACGACACTTGAAAGTAAAGCTGACGGAACTACTGTCCAATCACTTACAATTCGTGTATCAAAGGCAGAACAAGATATGAGTGGATTCAAACAAACCGTTGAATCAACTTATTCTACAAAATCGGAAACAGAATCGGTAAACAATTACGCTAAAACATCTTTTGAACAGCTATCAGATAAATTCTCATGGTTAGTGGATGGAACATCATCTTCTACTTCTCTCACACTTACGGATAGTTTGGTATCTGCAATCACGAATCAGTTTGTTATCAAATCGCCAGATGGCACTTCTACCATTATTGAAGGTGGAAAAATCAAAACAAGTGCAATTACAACCGATATGCTCTCTTCTTCTGTAATCAAATCAAAGAATTACAAAGAAGGTACATATGTTGACGGTGCAGGTTATTCTATTTTAGGAACATTCCTTGATTTAGACAACGGTATGATTCATACACCTGGATTCTATACAGATACAATTGGAAATGCATATTTCAATGGTACAATCAACGCATTAGATGGATGGTTTGGAACAGAACAACATAATTGGTATATTGGAACAACTATCATTACAGACATAATGAACAATGATGGTGCGTTGACAGGCGATGAATATTCTTATTTGAAAGCTACTGAAAATGCTGCGATTGTAGTAAATGAATGGCATTTACAAAGCCAGAACGATAATATGAGCCTTCAATCTGGCTTGACTACTCTTAACAACGGTAAGTTTGTACTCAATCCACAGGATAATAAATATTATGATTTTGGTATCGTAAAACCAGATATGAGTAAAGATGCAAAATCGTATAATAAAAAATTTTTATATATCAGACGAGCAGATACACCTACTACTCACCCTCAAGATTGGGAATATTTATTTCACGTGGATTATGATGGTTCTATTTGGTATAAAAATCAAAGTATTGCTGGTGGAAATGTTTTTCTATCTACTACAGGTGGAACTATTAAAGGTGATTTGACAGTCACAGGAACATTAAATGCAACGGCAAATCAAGCGAAAAAAGTAGTAAATGCTTTGAGCATCAATGGAAAAGCTTATGATGGTTCAGCAGCAATTAATGTTGGTTCTATATCTATTGCATATGGTGGAACAGGTGGAACTACTGTCAACGAAGCAAGAGCAAATTTAGGAGTACTAGGAGCAAATAATAAAAATGGTTATTATGGATTGGCTCGTCCAGATGGAAATGATACAGATTGGATAAGATCAACTGTAAATGGTTTGATTCCTTATCAGTCTGGAATTGCTGGTGATGGTCATAGTTCTCTTGGTACTAGCACATGGTATTTTTCAGAGGCTTATATTGATTTTGTTCATGGTTCTTTAAAAGGGACTGCTGACAGAGCTATTTGTGATGATGAAGGAAATAAGATTTCTTCAACATATTTAAAAGCAACATCTACAGAATTTGATTCGATTACTGTTGGTAATATGATCGTAAATGGTACAGCAAGATTTGTAAATGGTTTAATGGGAACATTAACAGGTAATGTTATTGGTAATGTTTCAGGTAGCGCAAGTTATGCGACATCTTCTGATACTGCAAATTATATTAATCTTGTTGCAACTAATGAGATTCGTTTTTATAAAAACCAATTCAAAGGAGGTACTGTACATTTTGGATATAGATGGGCAGATGGTTCTACTTCTCCTTTGATTACAGAATACAGATTCAACAATGGTAATGGATCTCCAACTCAAGTTACGGCATCTCAGTTTAATGGTAATTTAAATGGTATTGCGACTAGAACTACTCTGTTAAATCCTGTTACAACATCTGATACTTTTACAACTGGCACTAGCACATGGCGTAATGGAATAACTGATGGATATGTAGTATGGGGACAATGGTGGAAAGACACTAGCT